CAAGATGGCGAAAAATCGAAAATTTTTTAGGGGAAAAAGGGACTTCCGGTTCCATAAGTGTTTGAGTTTTGTTGAGGTGAGTTATGGTAAAACTTTTGGCCAAAATAAAATTAAAGGTTGAGGGATTTTGGGTGTCGGGGATCGACTTTCGGGTGATAACAAAATCGCGGTTAAACAGAAAATTTGCAAAACAGTATGAGGACGGTCGGGCACATGAAAGGAGGATAACAAACAGGCAGATGTCAAAGATTTTGTATAACAATCATTTACTTCGTTTGGAGAACTACAGTCTGCGACACAAGTTTAAAAAAAGAAGGTGAAAAAATGAGTGAACAAAAAAGGGCCAGGGCGCACCTGGACGACCTATTATCGGTTGATAGAGGGTTGACAGGCAGGGAGATATGGTGGATTGAAACTATCAACAAATATTGGAAAGCAAAGGGCTGCTTTAGAAAAAAACATATAAAAATAATTTATGATATTTATGACAGAAGGTGCTAAAACAGAAAGGAATGGACTATGAGTAAAAAAACAAAAAAAGAAAACAATAACGAAGTGAGGTTCGAGAGAGTTGAATTGTTAAATGCTTTGAAATTGGCACAGATGGTGGCGGCAAAAAATTCACCAAAACAGACAACGGAATGTGCGCTCCTGGCAATAAGGGGGAATGAATGTAGTGTGCGAGCAACAGATTTGGAGGTTGCAATCGAAAAAAAAATTGCCTGCCGGTCTGAAATAAACGAAAAACTTTTTGAGGCTGCGCTGCCGTGCGCCGAGTTATACAGGGCGGTGTCGCAGGCCGACGATGATGAGATTGTAATTAGGCACATGAAAGAACACAACGAAATAATCACAATGGACGGGGTTTATCGGTTTAATGCGATTGACCCCGCCTTGTTCCCTGACGGTATGTTTGGTTTTAACGTGGACGGTGGGATAGAAATGAAAATCGCCGAGCTGCAGGAGGCAGCCGGTAAAGTGGTTTGTGCGCTTGATGCCTAGGCTTCAAGCAGATACGCTCTAAATGGTGTGCTGTGGGACAAAGGTATAAGTATGGTAGCGACAAACGGCAGGCATTTGGCGAAAACCGTATTAAAAAAAGAAACATCAAAGGTGCAAACAAACAAAAGACAAATAATCAGCAAACGAACGGTAGTATTATTATCCCATATTGAGGCGGATGAAGATGAAGTGTGCAAGGTGGAGTTGGGGGAAAATGGCATATTTATCAAAACAGACAAATTGTATATAACTGGGCCTTTGATAGATGGTAATTTTCCAAAATATGAAGAGGTGATTCCTGCAGGGTGTGAGCACAGTGTATATTTTGACGCTGAAAGAGTAATTCGCCAGGTTCGGCGGGCGAAGATATTGGAGGGCGACTATGAAAACGAAAAAAATATTATTATCAGCAGTGAGACTGGCTGTGTAATATTCGATTCCGAGAACCAAAAGTTGGGAACCGCCTCCATGAAAATTCCCATCGAAAGCGACACAAAGAACGGGGCGGACGATTTTGAAATAGCTGTCAAGAGCAAGCATTTTTTGGCTGCGCTAAAAACATTGGAAAAATTCCGGCTGGAGGTTACAGATTCAGATAAACCGCTGGTATTAACAGATGATGAGACAACGCATGTTATTATGCCGGTGTCCGGAATATAACCATAGATACAGAGGACTTAGAGACAAAAGGAGCGCATGAGAATGAGTGTAATTTATGAGCCAAAGGGAAGGGCAAAAGAATATTCGCTGTTGGCGGCCAACCTGTATACCGGCTGTGCGCATGGTTGCAAATACTGCTGGGCGCCGGGCGTATTGAGAAAAAACGCCGATACGTTTCGCACGGTCATTACCCCGAGAAAAGACTTGCTGGGGCTTGTCATAGCCGATGCAGCCCGCCTGGCTTGCACCAATAAGCGGGTGCTGCTTTGTTTTACGTGCGACCCGTACCAGCCGCTTGACGATACGCTGCAATTGACGCGCAGGGTGATACTAATCCTAAAAAAGCACTCGATACCGATACAGGTCTTGACAAAAGGCGGTATGCGTGCGGCGCGAGATTTTGACCTGTACGATAAATACGATGCGTTTGCAACTACGATGACTTTTTTGGACCCGGCCCTTTCGGCCGAGTGGGAGCCGGGGGCGGCCCTGCCCGCCGAGCGCATCGATGCGATAAAGACGGCGAAGGAAAAGGGCCTGCAAACTTGGGTGTCGCTGGAGCCGGTGATCGACTCGGCGCAGTCGTTAGAGATTATCAAACAGACGCATGAGTTTGTGGACCACTATAAAATCGGCAAGTGGAACCACGATGCGCGGGCCAAAAAAATCGATTGGCGGGCGTTCGGCAAGATGGCAATTTCCTTATGTGAAGAATACGGGAAAACTTACTACGTAAAAAGAGACTTGGCGAGGTATCTTAATAATTGGCCGTTTACGAATACTGATACGAGGATAATTAAATGAAAGATAAGTTCATAGAGAGTAAAGTTGACCAAAAAAAGACTACAAAGAAAAAACAAAATAAAAATCAGAAAGTTCAAAATGATAAACCTTTTGTAACGCAGGCTGATTTTAACAGCCAGGCCGAGGCGGCCAGGTATGCCGACGTCAGTACCCGGACTATAAGGGCGTGGAAGTCGCGGGGGATGCCGGTTATTGATTTGGGCGGCGGCAAGGTAGGTTATAACAAACAAATGCTCGACAAGTTTAAGCGGATGAACGAGGGTGATGAACTAAATAAACAATTAAAGACACAAGAGATTGGGTTTAAGGATGTCAAAAGGCAGTTGGCCCTGATACAGTTGAAGGAAAAGCAGGGCTTATTAGTGCCGGTTGAGCAGGTTGAGACCCAGCAGGTTGAAAGGATACTGGCGGTCAAACGAGCGATGCTTGGAATGGTTCGGAAATTGCCGCCGAGACTGAAGGGGCGCTCGATACAGCAGATGAGTAAGGTTATTCGAGATGAGGTATATTATATATTAAATACATTTGCCGGGAAAGAAATAAAAACTAAAAGAAAAAACTAAACTATCGTTGTCGCACAAAAAAAATCATGGAAAAAATTCAAGTGGAAGCCGCTTGAGCGGTCGGCGTGGGAGCCGCCACCCGATATTACGGTGTCTGGATGGGCGGACGCCAACCGCCGCGTGGTAACGGGCGCAGAGCAGGGGCCGTGGCGGACGGACAGGGTACCGTACCTGAAAGATGTTATGGATGCTTATATCGACCCGGAGGTCGAGGAAATAACCATTACAGGGCCGGCCCAGTGCGCGAAAACCGAGGCGGTGATTAATATGATGCTTTACAGTATCGATTGTGACCCGGTGCCGTGCCTGTATATTACCGATACCGATGCAAACAGTAATTATATATCAGACGACAGATTAGAACCGACCATACTCGGTACGCCGGCAACGGCAAGGCACGTTACCGGCAGGCCGTGGGATATGAGTTCAAAGGAAAAGCGGCTTAACAGAATGAGTATCTATTTCGGCTCGTCGCAAAGTGTTTCGAGCCTGGTGTCAAAGGCGATAGGCCGGTTGTTTGTCGATGAAACGGACAAATATAAATACACGGTCGGCCGGGAGGGCAACCCCATCCGGATGGCGATGCGAAGGGGCCAGACCTTCCAGGCGGCCGGCTATTTTAAGGTGGTGTATTTGTGTACGCCTACGACGGAAGACGGTTTTATTAACCAATCTTACGAAAAGTCAAACAAGCTCCAGTATTTTACACCCTGCCCGAGGTGCGGTGAATTTATCAGGATGGAATTTGGCCAGTTGAAAGTAGAGCCGGCGAAGATGCGGGATGCGGATATTATCAGAAAAAAAGAATGTGTTTATTATGAATGCCGGTTATGCGGCGGCAGAATCGAACAATATGAGCGGTTTGATATGACAGACGCCGGTGTGTGGGTGCCGGAAGGGCTTAAAATAGATGCCGGCGGCGATTATATTTTATTTGACGCGAAGGGTCGGCGGGTGATGGCGAGCGGAAGGCCGAAACGAGGGCGGCGGCATGTCGGTTTCTGGATAGGCGAGATGATAAGCCCGTGGATACCGTGGCATGAGATGACGGCGGAATGGTTCGAGAAGAATACACCGGAGGGAATAGCGCTCGGCGAACTTCGGGAGTTCAAAAACCAAGTGCTGGCGCAGGTATGGACCGAGGAGGCAATTGACATTGAGCGGCATAAACTCGCCGAGCACATCGGGGACTTCAGCAAAGCGACCGTGCCTTCCGATTGCAAGGTATTAATCGGCTCGGCCGATTATCACAAAGGCCACGCCGGCAATATTACTATTGTTTACGAGGTCCGCGGTTTCGGTTACGAGGGCCGAAACTGGGTCGTATCGAGCGGCAGCCTGACGAGTTGGGAGGCGTTTGAGAACGTGGTGCTAAACGCCCCCTGGGAATGGAGCGACCCGGATAAGACCGACAAGAACCTGACTGTTCGTATCGTCTTTGTCGATGCAAGTTTTGGTTCGCCGGATGTGTTCGATTTCTGCCTGCGGCACCCGGGCAGGTGCTGCCCTGTCCGCGGCAAACAATATCAAAGATCGCCTGTGATTGCAACCGGTCTTGAAAAAACTGCGCACAAAAGATTTCAGAACCGAGGACTGATTTTGTATTGGGTGGACACCACTTTTTTCAAAAACCAGGTTACCGGCTGGGCCGCCGCCGAGCCGGGCGACAAGAGACAGACCGAATATTACGCCGAGATACCGGACACGTATTTCACTGAATTTACGAACGAGCACCGCGTAAAAGAGCGCGACAAAAAGACGGGGCAGGTCAAGTTTGTATGGCGACCGGTCGTTGGTGGCCGCCCGACTCACCACCTCGACACGGCGGTTTATGCCGCGGCGGCGGCGTTCCATCTGGGCGTTTACCGGATGAGACCGCCAAGGCCAACGACAAAAGGTCCGCAAAAACCAAAAACCAAACGGAAGATAAGAACTAAGTATTAGAAAGGATTGAAGATGTCAAAAAAACAAAAGACAGAAATCAAAAAACAGAAAACAAATATTGAAACTCAGGAACCGGCAAAGAAAAAAAAAGATGTGTATTCATTTCCGACAAAGAGTCGGTGCCCACGATGCGGCAGCACAGACACGCTGGCACTGAGCACGAATGGCGACAGACAATATCGCCGGTGTCAAATGGCTGTTTGTAAATGGCGGTATGCCGTTCGGGGCAAAAAGATTTAGATCCCGATTTTTACAGATATGTAAAAATTTTATACCGATTTTTACAGATATGGAAAGATTTTCGGAAAAACCCAAGATTTTTATTGAAAAGACTCTGATTATGCTATGATAGAGTTGTAACGTTTACAGGTAAAAGATATTTGGCCGGCTGTGCGGAGCCGCTCCTCTCACAGCTCGGCCTTTTTTATTGGTTGAAATTATGGCAATTACAAGTTCGTCAACTCGCGCAGAGGTACTGGCGCAGTATAACAACAATCTCGCGTGGGACGGCAATCCGGCAAAGGCTGCACTTGCACTGGAGGCGATTCGATGGCTTTTAGTAAATCGGCCGCAGAGTATTTCAATGGGCGATAAAGGTCAGATAGATTATGAATCGCTGGACAAACAGGCCAACGAGCTTAAAAAATTTATCAACACCAATGGTAGTGCGGTAAACCGTGTTTCGTTTGTTAAGGGCAGGGCCTTGGCATGAGAGACAAGACCATCAGAATTGATGATGTAAGACGGGGCACATATACGGCCCTGGGGTACAGGTCCGCCCGGGTTGCATCGGAGGAGGGGAGGGCGTATTCGGCCGGTTCGGGGGCGGCACACGCAGAGTACGACCGGGCAAAACTCATCAACCAATCCCGCAGTTTTATAAGGGACAACGCTATTTATAAGGGCATGATTGAACGGGCTGTGAATTATATAATCGGCAACGGCTTTACGCTGCAAATGGGCAGTAAAAGCAAAAAGTATAATGAAAAAGCCGAATCGCTCTGGCGCCAGGCACACCGCCGGCCGGAAAAAAGACAACTCTTAACCGGCAGGAAAGTAGATCGCATGGTGTGCCGTGAGCCGTTGGTTTGCGGCGACACCGGCGTCATAAAGGTAAGGGGGGGGCTTATACAACTGATAGAGGCCGAGCAGATAGCGGGTAAGCGAAGCGAGGCGCCGGATGGCGTCAAAAAAGACCAATATGGAAAGCCGATGGAATTTTATGTTTCTGCCTATAATAATCGCGGCAGATTGCAAACCAACGCACCAACAGCATACAGTCCGGTAGATTTCCTTTTTATCACGGACCCCGACAGGCCATCAGCAACGAGGGGTGTACCCCCCTGCCAATCGGTTTTCCCGATGTTGCATCGGATAAACGACGTTTGCGATTCGGAGGCGATAGCCTGGCAACTGCTCGCACACATGGCGATTGCCATCACCCGCGAGGAAGGTCCGGAAAAGGCTTGGGGCGAAAGCAAGGCGGACCCGAACAAAGAAGGAACCGACACATCCGGCGAACTTACAACTCGATTGACGGAGTTGGATTACGCTTTGGTATTTCATGCCAGACCCGGCGAAACGGTTTCTGGTATCGACAGAAACATCCCAGGCAGAAATTTTTCGGAAAGCCTTCGGATTTTTCTCCGGCTGCTCGGCCTGCCCTTGGGTTTGCCGCTCGAATTGATTTTGCTTGACTGGACCAAAAGCAATTATTCGCAGAGTCGAGCGGTATTGGAACAGGCATATCAATCATTTATTGGCTGGCAGCAGTCGCTTGATGACGAGTATTACAGGCCTCTCTTAGAATGGCGTATAAATCTGTGGCAAAAGGCCGGTTTAATTGAGAAGCGATCTGACGGAAAGAAGCACGGGTGGATCAAGCCGACTTTCCCGTGGATAGATCAATTAAAAGAAGTACAGGCGTATTCCGCTAAGGTTGAAAGGGGATTCTCTACTCATACCCAAGTTTGTAAATCTCTCAATGCTGACCGCGAAGACATAGTAACCGTTAGAGATGCCGAGATTCGGGATGCGATTAAGAGAACCCAAAAAATAGAGACCGACACCGGCGTCAAGGTGCCGTGGCAGATATTTTGCGGACTAGAAGCAAGCGTGGCCCCGAAAAAATCAAAAGACAAAGAAGATGCCGGGGCCGATGAAGATGACCGGAAAAAAGAGGATGACAAAAATGAATAATGCGGTTTTAGCACAGTTTCAAAAGCAGGCATGGGCAATGGAGCCGAGCGCTCTCAGCGCCCTTGTGTTGCGACTGGCCGAAATATCGCAATCGCCGCTGGTTTCGGTTAACGTAGGCAAAACAGAAGCAACGCTGCGCGTAGAAAACGGCGTCGCGGTGATACCGATAAAAGGTGTATTGATGAATGAGGTGCCGTCGTTTTTCAGGTGGTTCGGAATCGAAGCAACCTCTTATAACGACATCAGAAACCAGGTAAACAAAGCCGTCGGCGAGAAAAAGATAAGGTCTATATTGCTCGACGTTGATTCGCCTGGCGGCGAGGTCGGCGGCGTGCTTGAAACGGCCGATGTGATTGTAAATGCACGCGAAAAAAAGAAGGTAACAGCACAGGTCGGCGACATCGGATTTTCCGGTGCTTATTGGTTGTTGAGCCAGGCGAAACAAATAATAACGGGAGCCAACAGCGGGGTCGGCTCGATAGGTGTTTACACGGTTTTTGCGGACTTTTCAAAAAACGCCGAAAGCGCCGGGGTAAAGGTACACGTTATTCGCTCGGGAGATTTGAAGGGTATGGGCGTTTTAGGCGCCGAGATCAGCGCCGGGCAAATAGACAATATGCAAAAGTACATAAACGGCCTGGCCGAAAATTTTATTAAGTCAGTTGCAAACGGCCGGGGCAAGCCGGTCGGGGAAGTAAGGGAATGGGCGACCGGCCAGATATGGATAGCCAAGGAAGCAAAATTGTTGGGGCTTGTCGATAAGATTCGAAATGCAAGCTCGTTGACGAATAAAAACACTACAAAATCAGAAGGAGTAAATACCATGGATAATGAACGAACAGGGGCCGGGCAAGACGCAGCCGCAGGTAAGGAAACCACAACTGATTTGGTTTTGGCTTCGCAGCCGACTGCGACAAATGAGCGAGAAAGGTTCGCGGCCTTAAAGTCGGCCTTCCCGGACGATTTGGAGTTTGCGGTAGCCCAGTATGAGTCCGGCGCGACTGTTGAGCAGGCGAAGGCGGCTTACGCCGAAGTGTTACGGCAACGATTAGCCGAAAGCAAAGAAGAAAATCTGGCGCTGAAATCCAAACTCGACAGTCAGGCAAAAGCTTCGACCGAAGATGAAGGCGCCGACGCCGTTAAACATAACGAGGCGGCGACCGGCGATGGTGCGGACTTCATGGGTGTAGCAAAGGCCCTGGCTAAAGACGAAAAAATCAGCATGACCGAGGCCATGAAAAAGGTTGCAAAAGAGCAACCTGAGTTGCACGATAAATGGAAGGCAAGTATCCGACCTATCCGGCAAAAGCGCTGAAAGCACCGAAAAAGTTAGGTTATACCTGTAAACAGAAACCAAAAGAAAAGTTAAAAAAACAGAAGGAGCAAAATTATGAGCCAAGCATGTGATTCTCCAAAATCTTTTACTGCCGGCGAAGCCTTGGCGGATTTTCGGCGGGTGAAGTTTAATTCGTCATCAGCGGTCGTTTATGCCGATGCCGGAGAGATAGGAATCGGGGCAACACTCCAGGACGTGGCAAACGCAGCACATGCAGCCATCCAACTGGATAACGCCGGCGGCACGATGAAGGTAACGGCGGCGGGTGCAATCGCGGCCGGTGCGAGGTGTTTCCCGGCGGCGGACGGCAAGGTTTCGGCCGTACCCTCCGGGGCAAGCGTTGGTATTGCAATGGAGGCGTCAACGGCGGACGGTGACATTATCGAAATGATGCCGGTACAGGAACACCTGGATTGGCAGGGTCTGACATTTGAGGAAATCGACGACGACAAGACCCTGGACGCCCAGGATGCCGGTAAGGCCTTTTATGTTACGGCCGACGCAAAGACCATCACGCTGCCGGCGACGGACGTCAATCTCGGCCCCATCATTATCATCAACGGTGTGGCCGACGGCGGAGCCGCCGTGAATATCAGCCCGAACGCAAACGACCTCATTAAAGGCCCGGACTTCGACGGCACCGACAACAAGGACCATATCAACACGAAGGCAACAGCCGTTCTGCACGATTTCGTCAAAATTCGCGCCGATGGCGCCGAGGGATGGTGGGTCGAAGAAACCCGCGGAACGTGGGCCACCGAAGGTTAAAAAAAGTAAAGGCTATTTGCAAAAGTGAATAGTGGGTTTGATTTTATCGCAGGCCAGCGGTAAAACCGACGAAAGAACAAATCAAGCGGCAATTGGGTGCCCAGTCACCCGGTTGTCGCTTTTTTGTTGCCCACGCAAAACTTTTTTAAGAAGGAGTAAAATTATGATTCAGCAAACGACTTACGCAGTGCCGAGAGAGGATTTAGGCGAGGCCCTGCACGAGTACAACCCGGCATCGGACGGTTTTATCGCACAAGAGATACTGCCGGTCCGAGTGGTGAAGAAAAAGGCGGCGACGGTAAGCGTCGTAATTCGTGAAAATCTCAAGCGGGCCGATGCAATTCACGCCAACGGTTCGGCCTTTCATCGGATTACCATGACAACCGAGGACCTGGCTTACGCTTGCAAGGATTACGGACTCGAAGGCCCGCTCACCGATGATGACAGGGAAAACTTCGACAATGACTTTGATGCGGAACTCGAAACGACGATGCACGTCGAAAGGAGTCTGCTGATTGAACAAGAGATTCGAGTCGCAGCCAAAGTTTTCAACACTACAACCTTTACCGGTGCCGCCCTCTATACCGACGTCAGCAGCGCCCCCTGGGACGCCGCGGGAAGTGGGGCAATCGGCCATGTCGCGGATGCGCGGGAAAAGGTTAGGAAAAACACTGGATACGCAGCCGACTCGATGGTAATCGGTCCGGTTACCCTGAACAATTTGCTCAAAAACACAGCAATATTGGGCAAGTTTCCCGGCGCAACCATCATCACAGAGGCGATGCTCAGGGCAAATCTGGCTGGTATTCTCGGCATACAGAACCTTTTTGTCGGCAACGAAATCTACGACTCAGCGATTGAAGGCCAATCGTTCAGCGGGGCGGATATTTGGTCCGATGACTATGCCCTGATATTCAAGAGGCAGGAAGGCCCGGTATCGAGTGGCGGTCTGGGGCGAACGATCCTCTGGGGTCGCATGAGTCCGAACAACATCACGGTTGCTTCATACCGCGAGGAACAAACCGAAAGCGACATTTATCGCGTTCGTCATTACCTTGACGAAAAAATATTCGACCCGTATTTCGGACATCTTCTGAAAATTGATGCTTAATCGCATATCAGGGCGTACCAGTTAACCAACACCTGATTGCAAATCATAACCTTTGGTTTGGCAGGTTTGATGATATAGGTGGCGGGGCCGGGCAACCGGCCCGGCGCCGCCGGAATCAACGGAAAGGACTTGCAATGGACTCTCTGAGCGAGCAGGACAAGGAATGGATTCGGTTGACCGCGCGAGAGTTGGCGTTTCAGGCGATAAAAGAGACGCTCAGCGTACATATTCAAAGCTGCCCGCACGGACTGGCGATCATGAAGGCCAAGTGGCTGATTATCGGTGTTTCGATCGGCCCGATGCTGGTCGGCGGCGGCGCCGGATACGCCCTGGCAAAACTGTTTGCGACAATGTGATCTTGAAAGGTTAAAGGAAACCTGCGCGATGGAGTTTCCGGCAAAAGAATTTTACGAAATTAATCGCGTTCTGTTCCTGGCGTCCGGCGAGTGCAAAACCGAAGAGCAAACATCCGCCTGCCAAAAGGCAAACGAAGCTGTTGCGGCGGCGGCGGAAAAAATAAAAGAGTTTTTTGAAATATTGAATAGTTAAGGGAAATTTGTGCGATGGCTTTTCCAACAATAGCGACAATTGCTTCAGATTTACATGGGAGCACGGAATCATCCGGGTCAGGTCCGGGCGATAGGTCAGGATTTATTCGGCACTATGGGTCAAGAGACCGCAGGCTCGGCGAAATCGTATCAGTCGCAAATAGCAGCAGTTCGGATTTATTGGTTCTTGCCGGCGATAACGTGGATAGTGATTGTGCGGACGGCAGCAAGTTGTCGAATTTTACAAGTATGATTAATTACTTGGATGCAAATTTGAATTGTGATTTTATAACCACCATCGGAAATCATATTTGGACACCCACATCTCCGCCGTGGGATGGTGAAGGAGACGCTCCTTCCATGTCGGATTATTTTGACGCCCTTGACGCTTCAACGAGCGAGGGGGCAAAGGCAAACTATTACGGGCCGGATTCCGAGGCTTACTCTTTTTCTTACACGGACATCAACGGTATGTTATGGGTAGTGGTGTTATGCCCCGTGCATACATTTTTTGAGCAGGATGACCCGTATGATTATCTCGATTGGCTTGACACAAGATTGCAGGCAGCGGCTTCTGCCGGAACACCCTGTTGCGTAGTGACTCATGTTCATCTTTGGCAGAACTCGAACAACTCGAATCCGAACACTCTGCGGATTAGCGACACGGCGTGGTCGTCCTTACAAACCATATTTGACGATGCAGATACGTTGCAGTGTGTATTTGGCGGGCACCAGCATGCGGGGGGAGCTTGGATGAAAAGGAAAGGGGTGTGGTTTATCGATGTTGAGGGTTCGGTTTCGATGCCACCGAACCAGACAGATACAGCCAACGCGTATATGGTAGTAACCATAAATCCTCAACAAATTTGGACTCCAAACGGAATGAAAGCTCAGGTTAGGGTTGTACCTTATGGGTTGTGCAGGGTCAATAAACCAGAATACGACAAGTTCATTGTATGCTAATTTGATTAACCTTGGATGGCGGCGAGATATAAGCCATTCAAAATATTCAAAGGAGCTACATGAGTTTTTGATAGATAACTGTATTTGCCGCATGGACTGTCCGCCGACCGGCCCATGCTGCCCTAAAAATTGCAAACATCTTGGGCCGAATGGTTGCAAATTAGAAAGAAAAGACCGCCCCTATGTATGCTTGCACGCAATGTGTTCATATTCGTTCAGGAGATTATTAAATGATACAACTTAATACAGCATCGTCAGCAAAGGATTATGACTGTACGTCAGAAGTTGAATTAAGGGTTGATGATACAACCACTAACTTCCAAAACACGACCGGCAGGGCTATCCAGCCGGTGATAGAACTGGAAGTTACAGCTGTAAAGACGGACTATCGATTTACAAGCGGTGCAGTCGTTAAGTTCAGACTGTATATCAGCGATGACGGCTTAAAATCCAACGGCAATAAGGTAGTCTTTAATCAAGGAAACACAATCGCTGAATATATAGAATATACTGTCGGTGCCGACTTCAGCCCATTGATTATGCTGCAATTTGGCGATTTTGTATTCGGAACCTCCAAATACATGTTTATCACGGTCGAAAGCGACAATGTAAATGATGATGATGTACAGATTGGCAACTTGAAAATATACGACCGCACCTGTGCCACTGAGTACTCATCAACTGGCGGGCTACCGAGAGTTGACACCAAGACCGTACTTGACGACACGCCATCTGGGGATAGCGACTTTCAAGCCGCCTGTGATTTGGCTATAAAAGCATTAGAGCTTGACCATTTGATGAGTGCCGCATGTGTTTCTGACGACATAACAACTAATGTGGTTGATAATTCTGTTATAGCTAAAATACTCGCTGTTGGTGGGGACATTAGCGATTTTACAAACAGCCTACACTCGCTCGAAGGCATTATAAACTATTTGCAGTCAGACGAATTTGCTCGAAAAATCGCAAAAAAAATCCCAAGATGATAGGGGTCGAAAATGAAAAAGCTAATTATAACTATAGTTTGTTGTTTACTGGCGGCTCAGGTATTAGCGTCAAATGAAATCCGGATGCCAAACTTCCCATCTGGCGAAACGCTCTACGCCATAATCCGCAACGCAGCCGGCCAGGCGTGGGACCCTTCGGATCAGGCCTTTGAAAACTGGCCGGACCGTACCGACGATGGCGACAGCGCAAAACAATACGATATTTCTATGACAGATAAATCCGCCGATATGTACGTCGGCGACTTCGATTCCAACATATCGGCGGGTAGATACTATATCCAGATATGGTTACAAGACAGCACCGACCCGAATGAGGTCGATGATGACCTTGTCGGGCTGCGTGAAATCGTATGGAACGGCTCTGCCGAGGAATATGTAATTGATTCGAGCGGACGGGTCGATGTCGGCGCAGTGGGCGGAACCGCACAGACGGCCAGCGACAACGGCGCGGATATTAACGCAATCCTGGCCGATACCGCAGCGGTCGATACCACAGCCGAGATGCGTACCTTTTTGACCGGCGGCGACACGGCGGTCAGCACGGTTACAACCGCCGAGGTCAACGCCGAAGTTGACAATGCACTTAATACAGCAGTGCTTGGTTCGCCCACCAACAATTCTATTAATGAACGCATAAAATCAATTGATGATAAACTGCCGGGTAAATCCTTTCTGGCTGGTTCGGCGGACGCCGACGGCGGTTGGGACCAGGATTATTCTGACATGTGTAAGGGCGCGATTTGGGACGCTGAAACCAGTCAATGTCTGCAATCAGGAAGTATGGGCAAGCGGTTGACGGACATATTTAACGATACCGCCGAGATAGGCGCCGCAGGTGCCGGGCTTACCGACCTTGGCGGCATGAGCACAACGATGAAAGGGCAGGTAAACGCCGAGGCCGACACTGCAATCAGCGATGCGGCCCTTGCAACGGCGGCGGCCATTGCCACAATCGATACAAACGTCGATGCTGTGCTTTACGATACAGGCACTACTTTGAATGACAAGATAGACGTAATCGACACGAATGTCGATGACATCGAGACCGACACGGGCACTACTTTACCGGCGACACTTTCCACAATGAGCACAAACATCGATGACATCGAGACCGACACGGGCACTACTTTACCGGCGACACTGGCAACAATTGACGATAACGTTGATGATGTTCTGGTCGACACGGGCACCACTTTACCGGCGGCAATTTCCGGAGTTGAGGGAAAGGTTGATACGGTTGACGGTGTGGTCGATTCAATTCTCACCGACACCGCCGAGATAGGCGCTGCCGGCGCCGGTCTTACCGACCTTGGCGGCATGAGCACAACGATGAAAGGGCAGGTCAACGCTGAGGCCGATACGGCGATCAGCGATGCAGCCCTTGCCACGGCAGCCAACCTTGCAACGGCCAGCACAAATATCGATGCCGTGCTGGTTGACACCGCCGAGATAGGCGCTGCCGGCGCCGGTCTTACCGACCTGGGCGGCATGAGCACAACGATGAAGGGGCAGGTAAACACCGAGGCCGATACGGCGATCAGCGATGCGGCCCTTGCAACGGCGGCCAACCTTGCGACTGTCGATGGAAATGTTGATGATATTGAATCGGCGGTAGGATCGCCGGTTGCCCTCGACTCCGGTGCGGCAACACTGGCCGGTATGCTTACAAAAATTGCCGACGACAACGGTGGCGCCGATTTTGATGCGACAAACGATTCGCTTAAGGGCCTTCGGGCCTGGGGCGATGTCAACTGGGGAGCTGGAGCTGGGACTTACCTGTTAAGCACAGACGTTGCGACCGGCGATACGACAACATCATTTACAATGACTGACGGCGTGGCCGCCGACGATGCCTACAACAACGGTATCATCGCCGTTCAGGATGCCGGTGACAGCCATTGGGAGGCTCGCAGGATAAGCGATTATACTTCCGGCAAAGTTATCACCGTTGATACGGCATTCAGTTTCCCACCCGCAGAGTCCGACACCGTCAGGATTATTTACGGCATGGCGATGAGCGGCTCGGGTACTACACCGGCGGCGGTGTGGGCGTACGGGACAAGGGTGCTCACCGGCGCCGATAACATTGCCGCTCCGATTGCCGATGCGGTGTTTGACGAGACCGCAACCGGGCACACCGATGCGGGCAAGGCCGGAGCCCAGATATGGACCGACATTGATGCAATACTGACTGATACCGCAACCACCCTGCCGGCTTCACTTGCAGCCATCGACAGCGACACCGGTGATATACTTGTTGATACAGGAACTTCACTGCCCGCTTTGCTTGCAGTAATCGGCACGAATGTCGATGACATTGAAACGGACACGAGCACCACTTTGCCGGCGACACTTTCGTCAATGGATACGAACATCGACGCGGTACTGGTCGACACGGGTACCACGCTTCACGGTTTTATTGATACCGAAATCGCTGCGATCAAGGCGGTGACGGACCTGTTCAGCTTTACCGGCAACGATGTCAAGGCCACCCTGGACGGGGAAACAACCGCGTTAAGTTCGACCGGCCTGAATAATATCCCGATAACCGACCCGGCGGGCATCGCCGATACCTGGCCGGAAATGTCTGTGCAACTTTGGAGAAGGTTCTTCAAAAAAATTGATCGCACCACGACACAAATCCGCACCTACGACGACTCCGGCTCAAACGTGAGGACGACACAGACGGTTTCGGACGATGGGACGACAACGATTGTAGGAGCGGCTCAATAATGGCAGGAACCGACAGGATTGACATTGCCGATATTGACGAAATAGCACCACCGTTCGATCTGGACGGCGGCGAATCGCCCGCCGCTGTTACGCCGACTATCGAGGCAGAAAGTGAGTTCGACCAATTGTGTGTCGCCTCGATTGACGACTTCGAGCCGTTCTTCGAGACGGTTACGATTTACCCCGCCTCCGGCGGCAGCCGCGAAATTACAAGGGCGATCGTACACAACCGCCTGTTGCCTCAGAAACTTGCCGGCGTGCCTGGCGCCTCGGCCCCTTTGATTATTGTAGAGGTGCCAAACGATGCGACTACCGGATATGCAAGTTACGAACTTAACGATGGCAGAGATGAAATTGAACTGCCCGTCCGTCTGGGCCAGACGGCCCAGCGCCGCAGGATATTGAGATTGTTAAGTCACGATTACGCGTGGTGTAAATTAGAGGTGAGGTAATGGCAACCGATCCCGTGGTTGAGGTAAAGTTTGAAGAGCAAAAGTTAAAGGCAGTCGCCCGCCTGCTTCGCGGCATACCGAACGGGATGAACCTCGTAATCCCGCCGGCAATCAACCTTACCGCCACAACCGCCCGCGCCTGCCTGGCCCGAGACCTTAAGGAAGACGTGAACCTTAAAATATCCGCTATCAAAAAACGTATTATATTGCATAGGGCGAATAAAAAAAACTGGAGGGCCAGACTTCGACCAAGCAGAAAAGGGATACCTTTGATACTTTACGGTGCACGGCAAACAAAAAAAGGCGTCACTTATAAGGATGTAGAAGAACAAAGAGTTCTTATGGAAGGCGCATTTATACAGACGATGCCGATAACCGGGGCAAAACAAAAAAAGGGTCACAAGGGGGTATTTGAACGCGACCCAGATGATCTTTTTAGTACGGGTCGCGACACAAAGGGAAGGGTTCGAAAGGGCCGTTTGCCTATAAAAGAGTTGTATGGTGTTTCGCTGGCATGGTCTTTTGAAAATATTGGACAAATTAGAAATAAAACAATGGCCGAAACAGGGGAAATACTTGAAAAAAATATCGACAGCAAGGTTGCCTGGCTTTTATCAAGGAGGGCAAGCTGATGGCAGAGCCGATAGCAGAACTGATTGCACAGAATATCAAGGCAGCAATCGAGTCGGTCAACGCCGGCGAAGTTGTCGAGGGCAACGCGTATCACTACACGCTTAAGCCGCTCCGTCCGCTTCGCGTTGATTATGAAAATGTTAAATGGAACAATCACGATGTGATAATCCGCCAGATGGATTCCGGGCCGTCCGCGGCGGCCCAACTTAGAGTACGGCGGGTACTCAACTTTGCGCTTTCGGCGATTTGCATCGACTCGATCGACTCGTCAACCACCATCGACACCCACCAAAACCGCGTTGCCGCCGATATCGAAAAGGCGCTGCAGGTCGATACCACACGCGGCGGTTACGCCTTGTTCACCGAGGTAGGCGATGCGGTTCCGTTTGAAAGCGACGAACTCGAACTGACGGGGATACTCATCGATGTTGCCGTCCATTACTCGATAATGGAAAAAGATCCTTACACAAATGGTTAAAAATTAAAAAGGAGTATAAAAAATGCTTACACGCAAAAGAGTCGCAAAGGTGGCCCTTGAAAATACGATGGGTACAAAGGTGGCCGGCACCCAGGCGGTCAATATTTACGACATGGACGGGCCGGTATCCACCGCCGAATATCTAAGGCGGGCCGGGACAGGTCTTTATACGGGCAATACTGTTACCGGCGTTCACGGCGCAGAGACCGGACGGGCTTCGGGCAGGATACCGCTCATCGGGACGGGTTCCAGCGGTATGGGCCTGGCGGCGCTGATATTTTTACAGGCCGGCTGGCTGGTCAAATCTTCCGAGACTTATCAGGTATCGAGCAACGCGGCGAATTGGAAGGCGTTAAGTTTCGATGCCTGGCTGGACGGCAAGAAAAAGAGCCTGTTCGGCGCTATGTGCAATCTGGTGCTAAATTGGGAGCGGGGCCGTCCGGAGGGTGCAATGCTGGATTTTGAGTTACAAGGTATATTCTCATCGGTTACGGACGAGGCCCTGCCAGCGTTCAGCCCGGAGGACCGCCCGCCGATGCGGATGACGGCCTTTACTATTAATTCGGTTGCTAAAAAGATTCACTCGCTGAGCCTTGACATGCAAAGCGAAGTAGTTCCGCGAAGCGACCCTAACGCCACGCAGGATGAGACCTTGCAGTACATCATAACCGACAACAGTCCGCAAATAACCATCGACCCGGAGGACGAACTTGTTGCAAGCTACGACTTTGACGGGATTCGGCAGGGCCGTACCGAGCACGCGATTGTCGCCACGTTCAGCGATGGGACCGACACTGTTACGGTAACGCTGCCAAAGGTACAACTCACCGAGTGTCCCGAAGGCGAACGCGAAGGGTTGAGCACCATCCAATATGTCGGCCAGTGCAATCATTCTTCGGGCGACGATGCAGTACAGATAGCAGTTACATGACAGGTGCAAAAATGGCAAAAAAGAAAAGCAAAAATTTACTGGACCCGAAAATCAAACAAATGGTTTGTGCCAATCATGGCGGCATGGACAATGCCTCCGATGCGGCGATATTAAATTTGTGGAACCGCCTCGGCCCAGACGTTCAAAAAAGGTACGCCGAAAAACAGAAAGGGGCCCACGATGCCGATAGCGATTGACCCGGAAGCGACATTTCCGCTTATTTTACCCGGCGACGTCGACAAGCCAATCGCCGAACAGCCACGATTTATATACCGAAATCTGACGGCCCGGCAGTGGTTGGCCGTCTGCAACTCACTCGATAAGATGGATGAGTGCAAAACAAACGAAGATTTGATTACGCTGATATTCGACGGCTGCCGTACAGGGCTTGTCGGCTGGGAAAACATGGGCAGAAAATTTAACCCGAACGAACTTGAAGATGTGCTGACATTTATAGAGGCGACACAATTATTGGTCGCGTTGAAGGCGTCAAGCCTGCCGAGTCTGGAAAAAAAAACGCCTTCCGAATCGCTATCGGAATCAGATACGGCGCAATCTGTCAAAATTGCCCCGGACCCGACAGGTGCCGGGACAAACCAACAAAATTAGAACCGATAGAGATGGATTGTTCGTGCGGTTCAAGGTGTGATTTGTGTGAAAACGGCAAAATAAAAATAACACAATGCCCCTTAAATTTGATTACGCCGGATGTTGGTCAGGCGATTATGCACGCGGAATTATTTGAAAAAGGTATGCCGGTTGTTGCCGGCGGTCAACTCGACCAGACGCAGTGGTTTTTATGCGTTTATTATTTTGTGATGAATGAAAAGGCTTTTTGGAAAAAGAAATTCGGTATTTTTTAGATGGCTCGGCATAACGTAGAAATTGCGATAAAGGCACGCGACCAGGCAAGCAAAAAACTCGGCCTCATCGGCCGCACTGCCAATGCTCTCGGTAAGAACCTTCGCAATCTGGCCTACGGACTCGGCGTATATTTCGGGGGCAGGGCGATTTTTGGTCTGATGAAATCATCGATTGAACTGGCGGCCCAACAGGAGGAGGCAAACGCACTCTTAATTCAGTCGTTGAAAAATATCGGTGCGAAGTATCAGGTTGTTTTTCCAAGGCTCACGAGATTTTCGGCTGAAATTCAAAGGCAAACAAGACTCGGCGATGAGGAGGTCGAACAACTCTTACAACTCGGCCTTAATCTTGGCCTGACGACCGACAAGATAGAGGAGGCTACAAAGGGAGCTATCGGGCTTCGGTCGATAATGGCCGGCAGGCTCGGCATAACCGAGGCGATGAAATATATGGCACTGGCTTACCAGGGCGAATTTACCATGCTTCGCCGTTATATACCGGAATTAAGAAAGACGACCGATGCACAGGAGCAGTTAAACATCGTCCGCCGAAAAGGAATTGAAGGTTTCCGACTGGAGGCCGAGGCGGCCCGGCGAGGTTTGGGGCCTATGATTCAGCTTCGTAACACAATCGGCGATATAAAAGAGATTCTCGGGTCAGCCTTTTTACCGTCTGTTCAGAACGATGCCGACAAACTGAAAAGTTGGGCACAGGATTTTGCAATTACTATGCAGAGCGTAGCCTTCGACATCCGCAACATGGACCTTGCCTGGGATACGGCAATGACGGCTATGACGTTGTCGGCGACGCAGGCGGCCGAAAAAATATGGAAGGTTTTGAAATTTTTGCCGCCAATAGCGATAGGCAATCTTGCAAAAAAAGTGATAACTGGAAAATGGGTAGGAGATGAGCTTCCCGACACCAAGTTGCTGCAGAATCATTTGACGCAGCTAATTGCCCAAAGAGATCGAAAATTTCATGCTGAACTGAGGGGTATGGGCGCAGCAGGTATAGGCGGTGTAGGCGTTGCGGGGGCGGGTGCACCAACACCGCCCCAGGCAATTGCGGCGGCGGTGCGGGGTTCACTTTCGCCGGTTACCGGCAGGCTTTTGACCTTTGCGCCCGGCCAGGCGGCGGGAGAGGACCCAGCTGTTCGTGTGGCGCGGCAGCAGCTTGCGGTACAGAAAAAATCACAGGATCTGCTCGCACAAATCGCCCAGGCACTGGCGCCGGCGGGTATGCCGCAGCCTGCGACCGTGATGCAGGCGGCCAACTTTGATTATTAAGGACAGTTATGTCGGTTATTTCGGTTAAAGAAGATTACAGAAGTTCGGGACCGTCGAGCACGCGGCTCGATTTGATTACGCTTCGGGCGAGCAAAGACGATGCAAGGGTGTTTGATGTATTATTTTCGCAAGGCGAGACGGCGGCCGAAAGAAGGGTACTCGCCAAGACGGCGGTTGACCCCTTTTCCGGCGAAAAGATTCCTCAGTACTGGGAGCAGCACCCGGCCGATCCGTGGCTGTTTGTAACTTCAATTACATCGAGCCAGGGCACCGGGCCTTTTCATTATAAAGTTGCTGTCAATTACGTATCGGTGGGTAACCCGCTTGAGCAGCCGATGGAGATTGAATGGTTGCACAACATAACGAACGAACTGGTTGACCGCGAGGCGACCGGCAAGGCGATTACCAACTCGGCTAACGAATCGTTTGACCCGCCCATCACAAAAGAAGTGTACGATTTGGTGCTTAGACTCAAAAGGAACGAGGAATTATTTAACCCGATAAATGCGGTCAAATACACGGGCGCAATAAACAATGACAATTTTGTCTGCCCCGCCGATTATTCGGGTACTACCGTTCAATACCCCCCCGGCGTAGTTAAGTGTACACTACTTAAAGGAATCCCTAAACGGGCGGCGACATTGTATTATCACGAGGTGCATTATGAATTTCAGTTTCGACTCGGCGAAATAGAAGAAACCGAGCCGGGTACATGGGAGGTATTGGGCCTTGGCTGGAAAAAAAGAATCCTTGACCAGGGATTTCGTACATTAAAAAAAGAAGACGGCGAATGGACGGGTGAGTATGAGCCGATTCTGGACGCCGAGGGCAACCCCGTCCGTGAGCCGCAGCTTTTGGACGGCAAGGGCGAACAACTTAAAGAGCCCACAGAAGACGGCGACGGCATTGACGCCGACGGGACACCAGGCCAGTTTAACAGGTTTAAGGGAGTTTTTCTGACATTTGATGTAAATAAAAAATTACCGTTTAGTGATTTGATGCTGGCATAAAAAAAGGAGTATAAAAAAAATGCGAAAAATATTATTAATTGGTTTGTTTTTAATTTTGGCGGCCGCCTCACCAGCTGCCACCGTCCGCTGGCTTGGCAACGCGACCGCCGTGGCGCAGGTAGAAAGATACGATGCCGGAACGGTGGAGGTGGGCGATATATTTACGCTGACCGTAACCGGACTGGACGGTGTTACAAAGGCAATCAGCTTTACCGCCACGGCCGCGACCGCCGACAACGTGGAAGACGGCCTGGCTGCCGCATGGAACGCCTCGACAAATTCCAATTGCACCCCTGTTACAGCCGACCCGAACTATCATATTGTAATGACCGCCGATACGGCGGGCAATGCCTTTTCAATTACCGCCTCGACCACAGACGGCGGAGGAAACGACACGCAAACGCTGTCAAAAACGACAATTACAGCCAACGCCGGGCCGCAGGACTGGAGCAGCACCGACAACTGGTCGGGCGGCGCCCTACCCGGCGGCGCCGCAAGCCAGGATGTTTATATCAACGGAGCTACAATCCTGTACGGACTTGACCAGTCCGGAATATCAAACACACTCGACTCGCTCAATATCCAACAATCACAAATTGGTTCCAATCCTGCGGCCGGCTATTTGCCAACATATCTGCAAATCAAGGTGACCGCCGTCAATATCGGCGCCTTCTACGGTCCCGGCACACCCTCGGAATCTGCACCGATAAATATCGACACCGGCTCGACCGCATCGACTATTGCAGTTTATAACACCGGCACCAATTCCACGCAGCCGGCCTGCCGAATCAAGGCCAACTCCGGCTCGACTAATATCCGCGTGCTCAAGGGTTCCGTAGGCATAGCCTACGAAGACGGCGAGACGACTACCATCGGCACTCTAACCTCAAGTTATACCAGCAGGCCGACTTCTGACGCGGATATATTTATTGGGTCCGGCGTAACGATGACAACGCTGTCACAGACGGGCGGCGGTGTGGTGCTGCAATGCGGCTTGACGACCGCCACCAGCGAGGCGGGCACACTCGAAACCGCCGGCAGCGGCGCGATTACAACGCTCAACGCGAAGGGCGCAACCTGCACACTCAACTCGACCGGCACAATTACCACGCTGAATATAACTGGCGGGTCGGTCGATTTTTCAAAGTCGGCCGGCGGCCGAACGGTAACAACTTTGAAGCTCGACTCGGGCGGCAAGCTGATTTACGACCCGTCAATTGTAACGCTTACCAATAAAGTTGATTCCGACAATGCGGTAACGCTGACAGCGACGGAAGGTTAAATGGACGACAGATTTTTCTTAAATAGGCGGGATTTTGAAGGTATTCAGAAACTGCTTCGCGAATGGCGGGCGGGTTTTCCCTGGCTCCGCAACCGCCTTCGCAGGCGGGGAGGCAACACCGCGGGCGGGGGCACTAAAATCAGGCAGGCCCAAATTGCCGAGGTGGCGCCGGCCGCCGACCACGTAAAAGGGTCTTTATTAAATGAATCGACCGGCGTTGCGGTTACTGATGGTGTTTTTTTTGAGCTCGACATATACGCCAGGATTTCAAACGGGGTTCGTCTGGACAGGGCCTCGCCAAAAATACAAATCGGCGACATCTATCCTGTTTATCAATCCAAATATAATAATAACGGCACACCTGAATCCAGGTGGTATTTCGTACAAAATTTTCAGGGCGCCGAAGTATATATCGGGGAGAATGAATAATGCCGGCGGCGACCGTACACGGTGAAAGCGACAGCCTCTGTACGCTGAAAAACGACAAAATACTGATTAGTACCGGGCGGATTTATGGTCGAGGCAGGATGTACGGCACACAGGATGATTACAATTGTGATACGGTTCAGTGTTTTATGGGCAATGGCGGATTGCTTTTTTTCTCGACAATAGAAGAGCCGCCCTTTGACCCGGCAATTAGTTACGGCCACAAAATTTCAAATATCATCGCTGACGGCACCAATTATTTGTATGTGCTCGGAATGAGAGCCGACTCCGGCGGCGACAACATAGTTAAATTAAATATCATCGACCTGGCCGCCGATTACTGGCAGCAGGTTTGGACATCGCGAGTCGGCGCAGCAAATCAGGACGTGACATTGGAGGACATGTGCTTTGACAGGTCCGGTGATATTATTGTTGTGGGCTATTACGAAGATCCCGGCCAGGGCAGCGAAAAATATATTTGGAAAGTTGACCACATCACCGGCGCTGTTATATGGTCGTCCGGTTCGCCGTTAGGCAAATGTCACCGGGTTGACGTTGATTCGGACAATAATATTTATGTAACCTGTGAGAGAGAGGCGCAGTACGGCAGAGGATTATCGAGGGGGGTGCTGCAAAAATATGACACAAATGGAAATTTTTTATGGGGTTGGGATTCGGGCAACGATGAGCACAACGGCCGGGCGGTGGCGGTATCACCGGCTGACGAAATATTTTTCTCGACAAGGATCGCCGTCACCGACCAAGACAGCAGGCGTTGGATTATTTATGTTTTTGACAAAAACGGTAACCTGAACCGCAAATTAGAGTCCGGTTACGAACCGGATTTTGTTTATGAATTTGTTTCTTTTATGAAATTTGACGATGAGGGCAATTTATATTACATTGTTATATACGATATTCCGTACCAAAACACTGTTTATATTTGCAAGAGCGACACGGACTTTAAAAATAAATGGACCAAGACTCTGACCGCTTCGAGATGGCCGAAAGATAAAATTGCAATTCGTTTTACACCTTCAAAAAGATTTTTTTTGACGACAGAATCTTCTACCTTGTCGGCAAATGAATTTGAAGAACAGAGTATCCGCGATGATGCGGACGGCTCGGTAATATGGGAGTCCGACACTATGGTTTCCGGATTTTACCGCGTTTTAACCGCCGCTTCGCTTTACCAGGAGTTGCAAACCCCTTCTTTTCATACGCCAAAAGTATAGCTCAACCAGTACATGACGCCCTACCCGTCGAGGGCACGCGTTCCTGTTCGAGATTCAGGCTGTTTTATTCAGCCGGGCAGCCCTTTCTGGAAGGGAAACAACCCAAACTACAACCCCCCCGCTTCGATAAGTGCCGGCGATATATTTTTTCATTGCGGCACATCTATCACCGACCCGGGACTTTTTCGCGCAAGAAACAACTGGACCGACTGGGATGCGAACCATATTCTTTTAGAGGCGTACATGAAAAGGTTATGTCGCTGTTTTCCGAAGCCCTTTCAGTGCTGGCCCGGCAAGGAAGGCGCCTGGTATCCAACCGATGACTATCTCGATTATAAACCATATTTTGTCAACGCTTTGGTTTGTTACGAAGGCAAATATTACCGGTGTATAAAATATGACGGCTTTCTTGAAGACCCGCCCGACCCGGAGTACTGGGCCGAGGTTGACCCGCCCGACCCGGCGTGGAACAGTTTTAACGGTTTCGGCGGTATCGGCGAACTCGATTCGGCTGCCTCACCACAGACATACACGCTTACGGTCAAAGATGTAAAAGACACCGCCGGCAATATTCACGAACTGAACGGCATATTTTATCTTACAAAAGACCTTGGCCGCGACAAATGGTCACGCTGGTATTTTATTAAACATCGGCCGGGCGGCAAAAACATTCGCATTGAATTTGTGATGTTTGGCGGCATCGAAGCCCCGTACCCCTACACTTATTCTAATCCTGAGTCTTGGATAAAGGTTGAGATTGGATGGCTGCCAGAGATACCCGCTTACAACTTAACCACAAATTACAAGGCGGGTGATTGTGTTATTTATCATTCAGTCGACAACATTCAGCGATGCTACACCTGCATACAGGACCATTCCGGCCACGCTCCGACCGACACCGACTACTGGACCGAGCAGTCCGAACCGTGGGATACATGGTCGGCCGCCTTCAATTACAGCGTAGATGATTACTGCCTGCACCGCGGCGAATGGTACAAATGTGTCACAAGCGAACGTGTACAACTTTCGTCAACCGGATATGTGGATTGCGTGCCTTCTGACATCGGTAAGATGGTTGAGGTAACAGACGATAACTTTGAGACGGGTGATTATTGGGATGAAGGCAAACTTTTGGCTTACGACAATACAGCCCGGCAATGGTGGATAGAGACGGATGGCAATGTTTACAACGATTACAAACTCAGAATCAAGGCCGGCTCCGGCTACGGCACAGCAAGCGGCAACTCGACAACCGCCGGCGGCGCCCATTTTGATGTCGAGCCGCCAAACGGTATATACTGGCGGCATCTCGACAGTGGGGACGAAGACTACCCCGATGATTACAAGACCGTGTTCCAGTCAAATGACTGCGAGGACAATTACGGATGCATGTATGACTGGCGGGATGCTGAGAATCAAAATCTGCCGCACTTGATAGGGGAAGCCGGCGCCGGCTCGGTATATCCGGGCGCAATTTATCAGTGGTCGAGCCGGCGGCAATATGCCGCCGCCGATATAGTGGTATGGTCCGGCCGATTCTGGAGGGCCGTTTCCGGCAACACCGATTCCGAACCTCCCTCCGGCAACTGGGAACTTCTCGGCCACCCCGAGTCGTAAATAATCCTGTCAATAATT